TACGTCCCTCCCGACCCTACCTCGCTGATCTTCTGGCTCAAGAATCGGAACCGCGAGAAGTGGCGCAACAACGACAACGGGCGCGAGAACGAGGACGGTCCGCCGACCGTCGTGGTGAAGGGTGGGCTTCCAGAACTACAATCAGAGGAACCAGCGGGCGCCGGGCCAACCGATCGAGGTGATCCTCCCGACGCTTCATAGCGATCAGGTTCGGGCCTTCGAGGTCGTCCGCCGCAACAAGCTGACCGCTCTCCGGTGCGGCAGGCGTTGGGGAAAAACTGAGTTCTTCGTTACCCTCGGCGGCGATGCCGCGGCGAAGGGCGAGCCGGTCGGGTACTTCGCGCCGGATTACAAGATACAGGCCGAGGCGTTCTCCGCGTTCTCGAGTACGCTCGATCCGATCAAGCGCTCGAGCTCGCGGATCGAGGGCGTGATACGCACGATAACCGGCGGGCGCCTCGACTTCTGGACGCTCGAGAACGAGCGCGCGGGCCGGTCGAGAATGTACAAGCTCGTTCTGATCGACGAGGCGGCATTTACCAAGCCAAACATGAAGGCAATATGGGAGCAGTCGATCGCGCCGACGCTCCTCGACTTGAACGGCCGGGCCGTCGTCGCGTCGAACACGAACGGAATCGCCGAGGACAACTTCTTCTGGCAGATTTGCAACAAGCCGGAAATGCGGTTTGCGGAGTTTCACGCTCCGACGATCAACAACCCTCTTATTCCGAAGCGGGACCGCCGCGAAAGCGACGCGGCCTACGCGGTTCGCCGGGCGGAGACGTTCGAGGCGCTCAAGCGGGACTATCCGCCGCTCGTCTACCAGCAGGAATACCTCGCCGACTTCGTCGATTGGTCGGGCGCCGCGTTCTTCTCGCTCGAGAGCATGCTCGTCGGCGGAGCGGCCCCCGAGCTCCCGACGAACTGCGACGCGGTCTTCGCGGTCGTCGATACGGCGACGAAGACCGGCAAGGAGCATGACGGGACGGGCGTCGTTTATTTCGCGCTGACGCGCCACGCGGTAGCGCCTTTGATCGTCGCCGATTGGGAGATACAGCAGATCGAGGGGGCGCTCCTCGATAGCTGGCTCCCGAACGTCTTCGCTAGGCTCGAGGAGCTCGCCGCCGCTACCGGCGCCCGGGCCGGATCGCTCGGCGCGTGGATCGAGGACAAGGCGTCGGGGATGGTCCTCCTCCAGCAATCGAGTCGGCGCGGGCTTCCGGCGCACGAGATCGATCCGCGGTTGACGGCGCTCGGCAAGGACGAGCGGGCTATATCGGTCTCGGGTTACGTCTATCGCGGCCAAGTCAAGATCGCGCGGCAGGCTCACGACAAGGTGACGAACTACAAGGGCGCGACCCGCAATCATTTCGAGGCTCAGGTGACGGGATACCGGATAGGCGACAAGGACGCGGCCAAGCGCGCGGACGACCTCGCCGATTGCTTTACCTACGGCGTCGCGCTCTCGCTCGGCGATTCGAGGGGCTTGTAGTCGCGTGGCGTTCGGTCAAGTCACGATAACGGGCTCGTCGCTCGGCTCCGCGCTGACGCAGATTCTCAATTGCGGCGACATAGTCCCCGGCTCCGAGCCGAGCTACGAAGTATGTAAACTTTTATATACGTTCCATCCGCTCGGCGGAAAGCTCGTCGACAAGCCGATCGAGCTCGCGATGGCGAAGCCGCGGGTCATCTCGATCCCGGCCGGACCGGAGGACATGCTCAAGGAAGCCTTCGAGCTCGAATGGGCCCGGATCGGCGCCGACAATCACATAGAGAACGTCGCGCGGCTCGCGCGGATATACGGGATAGCGTCGATCGGGCTTATAACCGAGGGCGTCGACCCCGGCGTCCCGGTCGACTACAACGATTTGTGGAAGGCGTCGATAACCTTCAACGACTTCGACCCGCTCAACACGGCGGGTTCGCTCGTCCTCGATCAGAACCCGCTCTCGCCGGACTTCAACCACGCGAAGGAGATCGTCGTCGGGGGCAAGAAGTTCCACAAGACGCGCTCCTGCGTCGTGATGAACGAGAAGCCGATCTACATTCAATACACAAGCTCGTCGTTCGGTTTCGTCGGACGGTCGGTCTTTCAAAGGACGCTCTACCCGCTCAAGTCGATGATCCAGTCGATGGTCACGGACGACATGGTCACGCTCAAGGCGGGCGTCCTCGTCGCGAAGATCAAGCAGCCGGGGTCGATCATCAACAACGTGATGGCGACGATCTTCGGTCAGAAGCGGCAGGTCGTCAAAGAGGCGCAGAATTACAACGTCATTTCGATCGACCCGGAAGAGGCGATCGAGTCGCTCAACCTCCAGAACCTCGACGGCGCGTCGAAGAACGCGCGGACGAACGTCCTCGAGAACATCGCGTCGGGCGCCGGGATGCCGGCCAAGCTCTTGACCCAGGAGACCTTCGCGGAGGGCTTCGGCGAGGGGACCGAGGACGCGCGGGCGATAGCGCAGTGGATCGAGAAGTTCCGCGCGACGCTCCGCCCGCTCTACGACTACTTCGACGGGATAGTCAAGCGCCGGGCGTGGAATCCGGAGTTCTACGGCAACGTGCAGCGCGCCTTCCCGGACGACTACGGCCGGGTCTCGCACGAGGTCGCGTTCCGCGATTGGGACGCGAGCTTCCGCGCGAACTGGCGCTCGCTCCTCGAGGAGCCCGACTCCGAGAAGGCGAAGGCCGAGGACGTCGCGCTCAAGGCGGCGATCGCGGTAGTTCAGATATTGCTGCCCGAGATCGACCAAGAGAACAAGGCGACCGTGATCGGTTGGCTGACCGACGTGATAAACTCCATGCGCGTCTTGCTCGGCGCGCCTCTCGAGCTCGACCTCGAGGCGCTCGCGTCCTACGAACCGCCGGCCGCCGTTGGGGGTGCCGGAGGGGACGAGGAGCCCGGAGCGGCGCCGCCCTTCTCGGCGCGCGACTCGGCACTAGGCGACGGTGGCAAGGCCGCGGCTATAGCGGCGCTCGACCGGAACCCCGGAATCGTCACCGCGCTCCGCGAAGTCAAACTGATAAGCTGATGGCTCATCTAGGAGCCGATCTCGCCTCCGGGATCGCCGTCGCGATTCGAGCCTCGGCGTTGATGTCGCGCGCGATCGCGGACTTCGACCGCGCCGCCGAGTTCGGCGACCGGACTGCGGCCGAGCGGGCGCGGGTAGAAGCTATAGAAGCGCTCGAGGCGCGGTTCGACGCCGTCGCCGGTTGTCATGCGAGGTTGAAGGCCGAGGAATGTCGCGGAGCTTCTCCGAGGTCCTGACCGACGCCGTAGCCTGGTTCGCCGAGCGCGGCTATGCGAGCGAGGAGGACCTCAAGCGCTGGATCGACGAGCTCGCCCGCGCCGCGCGCGGGTCGGTCCCGTCGGACGACGAGGTCAAGCGAATGCTGCGCGACGCGATGAGCGCCGTCTGGCGCCGGCTCGTCGACCGGGGCGGCGCGATCAAGCGCCACGCCGGGCTCGGACGTTTCTCGATCGAGCGCGTCCGGCCGGAGCTTCGCGCCGAATTGGAGCGGCGAATTGTCGCATCCGCGAACCTGATCCGCCTCAACCGCGGCGAGATGATCGACCGGACGCTCCGGCGCTTCGCCGGTTGGGCGTCATCTATCCCGCCCGGCGGCGCCTCCGAGGAGACGCGGCGGAAGGTTAAGGAGCACGTCGGGAAGCCGATCTCCTCGATGAAGTTCGCCGAGCGCCGGGTCGCGATCGATCAGGGGCACAAGCTCGCCGGCGCGATCGACGACGTCGTCGCGAAGGGCAACGGGGCGCTCGCGGTGATTTGGCGAAGCAACTGGCGGCAGGCAAATTATGATTATCGCGAGGAGCACAAGGAGCGGGACGGCAAGGTTTACGCGATCCGCCCGAATTGGGCGATCGAGCGCGGGCTAATGAAGGCCGGTCCCGACGGCTGGTACGACGAGATAACCTCGTTCGGTCAAGAAGTTTTTTGTCGCTGTTATGGCACCTATGTGTATGCAATCCGCGACCTTCCCGATGCGATGATCACGATCAAGGGACGCGCGGAGCTAGAGAAGGCGAGGGTCGCTTAAATGCCGTTGAAGGAAGGAACGAGCGAGGCGACCGTCTCGGCGAACATCGCGAAGCTCGTCGAGGAGGGTCGCCCGCAGAAGCAGGCCGAGGCGATCGCGCTCAACGAGGCGCGGGGCGACGACGGCGAGCTCCGCCTCCGCGGTAAGGAGTACGTTCGCGGCGACGAGGAGTGGCCGGCGGCTCTCAAGAAAATCGACGCGAAATGCAAGGCGCTCTATCCCGAGGAGCGCAGGCTCGCGAAGGACTATATTGCGGGCAAGTGTAGCGAGGCCGAATACTTCAAGGTCCGGCGGGAATACGACGCGCTCAACAAGGAATGGGATGCCGAGTTCGCGAAATGGACGCGGCAGCTCGAGGAAGATGCGAAGAAGCCCAATCTCAAGGCCCCGGACCCTCAGATGAAGCTCCGTTTCGACGCCGCGCTCGACGAGGCCGCATATCGGATCGGGACCCTGCAGCATAGGATGGACCGCTTCGGCACGGCGAGGGGCGACGCTCAATCCGACAAGGAGAAAGAGCTCGCCGATCTCCGCAAGAAATTGTCCGGCTTGAGGGGTGGCGATCCCGAAGAGGCGCGCTGGCTTCGCGACGAGATCGAGAGACTCGAGAAAGAGATCGAGAAGTCGAAAGAATGACCAAGGCCGCCGGAATCATGATCGCGACGGGGGAAGGGCTCGTCCTTTTCCTGCTTCGCGGTCCGGGCGGCGATTTCCCGGGGTATTGGTGCTTTCCCGGCGGTCGCCTCGAAGACGGCGAGACCGCGGCCGAGGGCGCCGCGCGCGAGGCGCTCGAGGAGTCCGGCTTCTCCGTCGACCCCGCGAAGCTCGCGCCGCTCGCGCGCTGCATAAAAGATCATCTCGCCCCCGTCGCCGGGCCTCCCCTCGGCGACGGAACGACGACCCCGACGGAAGGTCCTAGCGGGCCTTCCGTCGGCGCGGTCGACTTTACGACATTCTTCGCGCGGGTTCCCGAGTGCTTTGTCCCGGTCCTCGGACCGGACGGCGCGCCGGAGCACGTCGCCTTCGCGTGGTGCCCCGCCGAGGCCCCGCCGCTCCCCCTCCATCCCGGCTGCGCGGTCGCGCTCTCGCGCCTGACGATGGACGAGCTCGGCGTCGCCCGGGCGATCGCCGCCGGCGATTTGACGAGCCCGCAGCGCTACGGCAACGTCGCGCTCTTCGATATTCGGATAACCGGGACCGGCGCCTCCTACCGGACCAAGATGAACGAGTTCGTCTGGCGCGACCCGTCGATCTACCTCAACGACGACTTTCTCGCGCGCTGCAACGGCCTTCCCGTCATCGTCAAGCATCCGGCGAAGAACGTCCTCGACGCGGGCGAGTTCCGCCGGCGCGTCGCGGGGACGGTCTTCCTGCCCTACATCAAGGGCGACGAGGTCTGGGCGATAGCCAAGATATTCGACGACGAGGTCGCGGGCGTCATGGAGCGCGAGGTGATGTCTACCTCGCCCGCCGTCGTCTTCCGTCCCGGCGATGAGGGCGACAAGATGACGATGGAGAACGGCTCCGTCCTCTTCGTCGAGAACACGCCGCTCCTCCTCGATCACATCGCGATATGCGCCGACGGCGTATGGGACAAGGGAACCGGACCCGGCGGCGTCGCCTCGGTCGACGCGGTCCGGGTCGATAGCGAGCCCGAGCGGCCCAAATACATCGGCAAGCTCGACGCGGCCCTCGGCCTCGTCCGAATTTCCAACATCAACCACGCGCTTCGCGGGATCGCGCGCCAATGAAGACGAGCGATCCTTTAGCGAGAATATTTTATGTTTACGTCTGGTTTCGTCCCTGGAATGGCGCCCCGTTCTACGTCGGGAAGGGGCACGGAGATCGCGCCTATCGGTTCAACCGAAGCCGCCGGTCGAGCGCGCACATACGGCGGATCATCGAGAAGTGCGGTGGCGTCTTTCCGATCGTCATCGTTCGCGACGAGTTGACGGAGGCCGAAGCGCACGAGGTCGAGATCGCGCTTATAAAAGCGATAGGTCGTGCGGTCGAGAGGACCGGGCCGTTGTGTAACAGAACGGACGGCGGCGAGGGCGTTGTCGGGAGCAAGCATTCGGAAGAGACGCGCGCCAAGTTGTCGACTTTGTCGAAAGCTCAATGGACCGACGATTTCCGCGCTTTTTATTCGAGTATTCGGCGCGGAAAGCCTCGTAGCGAAGAAGGTCAGCGTTCTTGGCTTGTCGGATTTAGAGCAAAGATAGTTGGACAGAAGCGTTCTCCTGAATCCCGCGCCAAGATGAGCGCGGCGAGCTTGGGCAAGCCTAAGTCTTTCTCGCACCGCAAAGCCCTTAGCAATGTACATACAGGGCGCGTTTGGGCTCGTGATGTTGTCGAGCGACGCAATACCGCTAATCTAGGCAAGGTTAGAACGCCCGAGATGCGCGCTCGCTATAAAGCCGCGCAAGCATTTCGGCGCTTGAAGGAAAGATGGTTTCGCAGCCACCCCCTATTCGTCTCGGAATACGCAGCCTGGGGTGACGGCGCGTCTACTGGGCTGCTATTTTGAAGGAGTTGATGATGACCGAGAATTTGATCGTTAGGGCCGACGACGATGCTACCCGAGATGATGCTGATGTTGGGAAAAAACTGGATTCTCTTTTGTCGGGCCTCGATAGCCTAACCAAGCGCATGGACTCTATGGAGTCGAGCCAGTCCGCCGCGGACTCCGCGCGCCGCGCCGACGCCGAGGCGAAAGAGTACGCCGACTCGGTCGCCGCCTACTCCGACCGCAAGGACGAGGAGAGCGACGAGGACTACAAGAAGCGCGCCGATGCCGAGGAGGAGGGCCAGAAGAAGGGCTTCATGGCGAAGGGCGACCCCGAGCCGGTCGCGGCCGACAAGGCCAAGCGCGTCCGGAGGGATGCCGAGGTCGCGTGCGACAAGAAGCGCGCCGACGCCAAGGCTCGAAAGGACGCCGAGGACAAGGAGAAGGAAGAGAAGGAGCGCGCCGACGCGGCCCGCGCCGACTCGAACGCGGCGATCTCGCCCGCCGTCCAGAAGCAGCTCGACGATCTCCGCTCGAAGATTCCCGCTCAGATCGCGGACGAGGACCGCGAGCTCTTCGCCCGCGCCCAGGCCCGGGTCGACGACGCTTTGTGCCTCGCGGGCGACCGCGCCCCGCGCCCGCTCTTGGGCGAGACCGTCGCGGCGTTCCGGCAGCGCTTGGTCCGCCTGATCCAGCCTCACTGCTCGGACAAATACAAGAAGCTCGACCTCGCCAAGATCAACGACCCAGCGTCGTTTGACGCGATGGAAGGGCTCGTTATCGCCGACGCGATCGAGCGCCTCCGGACCCCGTCCGCGGGCGGGGACGGCAACCTGCGAATGGTTGAGCGCCGGCTCGATTCGGGGCACATCGAGCGGACCTTCCACGGTGCCGGTCCCGGTTCCTGGATCGCGCGGTTCTCCGGCAACCTCAACGCCGCGACCCTCAACCCGCCCGCCGGCCGTCGCTAAAGCGACCCCGAACGCGCAACGACCGAGCAAGGAGCTCTATAAATGACGACCCCGAACATCCAGATCAGCCCGTTCGCCGTCACCAACGCGGCGGGCGCATTCAACGTTACGAGCGACGGGCTTATTCAGGGAACGGCTTATCCCGATCCCTCGACCCGCTTCCGCCTCCGCGGGGGTCTATTGTCCTCGGCCGAGACGCTTCCCCTATGGGGCGGCTGCGGCGTCTTCGAAGACGTCCCCGGCGGAGCCGGCAACCCGAACTACTCGCTCGGCCCGCTCGTCGGCCGCGCGACCGCCCTGACGGGCTCGAAGCCGCTCGCCGGCTTCTCGGTCTTCGACCAGGACTACGCGATGATCAATTCGCCGCAGTCCCCGGTCCCGCTCGCCGGATCGAACTCGATGGTCAACTACTACCCGCTCGGCTCGCTCGCGCGGATCGCGGTCGCGTGCGACGCGAACCTGACCTCCCTCCGGGGCTCGGCGACGAACTCGAACGTCTCGTGGGATTTCGTCAACCAGCAGCTGATCGCCTACTCGGCGCCGACCTTCTCGTCCGCGACCTACACGTCCGGGACGGGCGTCGTCTCGGTCACGACGACGGCGGCTCACGGCCTCGTCCCGGGCGACACGCTCGTCGTCTCCGGCGCGGCGGCGACGGGCGCGGACACGTCCAAGCTAAACGGGACGTTCGTCCTCGCCGCGGGGACCGCCGGGACTACCCTCAACTATGTGCTGGCTACCGGCCTGACGATCTCGGCGATCACCGCGATGACGCTCGCGACCGGCGGCATTCTCCCGGTCAAGCTCCTCGACGTTCAGGCGTCGGGCTGCATGACCGTCTCGTACAATACGGTTACGGGCTTGGCCGTGTGGAATTATAATGGGAGTGCCGCAGTAATTCAGATTTAGTGCTTTGAAATATAAGCATAATTAGCTTATAAAAGAACGGCGCGGCTAGGGCGACGGCCCGAAAAGTCGGTTTAACCCTCCGACCTGCCGCGTTCGCCCGAAGGGTTCGAGAGGGTCTTGAACGTGAAGAACGATTTCTACGTCTACGTGTGGTTTCGCCCCTGGAACGGGACACCCTGCTACGTCGGGAAGGGCCGAGAAGCGCGCTACAAGGTTATTCATCACGTTCACCAACGCAATCCGCATTTGAGCCGGATCATCGCGAAGGCGAACGGCGCTCTTCCGATCGTCATCGTCAGGTCGGGCTTGACGGAGGCGGAAGCCTTCGAGACCGAGAAGGCATTGATTGCGGCGATCGGGCGGAAGAACTTGGGCAAGGGGCCGCTCGCCAATTTGACCGACGGCGGCGAGGGCAACGCCGGAGCCATTCTTTCGGAAGAAAGGAAGAGGCGAACGTCGGAGACGCACAAAAAGCGCGCTGCCTCTCCCGACTATGTCAATCCGAGACAAGGCGCGGTTCTTGCTACTACACATAAAGATAAATTACGGCAAGGCCGCGATGCCTATTACAAAGCGCGTGGCGGAGTTGGCAATAGGCGCGGCGTAAAAGTTTCGGAAGAAACGCGCGTCTTGATGAGCCAAGTTCGAGCAGAGCAGAAAGCGCGGCGCGATGCCAACGGCGAGGATCATCCCTTGAAAGGAAAGCCTCTAACCGACGCGACGCGGGCGAAGCTCAAAGCGGCTTGGATAGCGCGCAAGGCGCGAGGTGACTACGGATGGAATCGCGGGCTCAAAATGACGCCCGAGCAAAAACGAAATATGAAGATACCCTTCGTCAAAGGCGGCGTGCCGTGGAACAAAGGGCTTAGAAAGCAACCATCTCGCTCAGGGCACGCTGACGAGACTAACTGAAAGGAACGACTATGGGTCTAAATGCGGGCGCTTGGGTACAAGTTAATCCCTCATATGTTGAGCCTGAGCTGATTTTACCATATGCTCAAGCCAGCGGCGCGTTCGACACGATCTCGGGCTACGAGCCGCGCGTCCGCCTCTCGGAGGGCGACCTGCTCGTCTACCTCAAGCGGCTAGACGTCCGCCAGAAGATGGCGTCCGGCCTCGCCGCGGCGAACGAGCTCCCCGGGGTCTCGCTCAACGCCTCGCAGATTTCCGCCCCCGCCTACCTCGTCCGGGCGCGCGCGGAGTGGGATCATCACGACACGGCAGCCGCCGGCCGCTGGGGCTTCTCGCTCCCCGAGGCGTACCGCCTCGGCATGTGGCAGGGCCACTTCCAGATCGCGCGGACGGCGCTCCTCCAGGGCTTCAACCCGCAGAACGGCGAGGGGCTCCTCAACGCGGCGGGCGCGACGGCGGTAAACTTGCCGCCCGACCCGAACGGGAACACGACCGTCGTTACCTACGACAACGGCGCGATGGCATTCTTCCTGCTCCAGCAGATACTGAACATCAAGACGCGGACGAACCAGCTCGGGCTCGGCCGGAAGTTCACGATCCTCGGTCCGCAGCGCGTCCTCGGCCTCTTCGAGTACCCGAACGTGGTTCAGCTCGTTCAGTACCAGCGGGTCGGCGCGGGCTCGACGACGACCGCGGGGGTCGTCAAGGACATTCTCGAGACGAACAAGGACGCGATCCTTTGGGCGTACGACGACACGCTCATCGGCGCGGGCGCGGGCGGCAACGACGCGGTCATCATCGTGATGCCCGAGGTCGAGAAGCCGGCGGGCGACAAGATCAACACGAACATCTTCGCGTCGCTCTCGCCGGGCAACCCGACCTGCACGACGATGTACGCCGACATGGCCGCGCCGCGCGAGATCATCTCCCCGCTCGCGGGCGGGGCGACCGACAGCTTGACCGAGTGGCGGATAACCTCCGGCTGGGCCGTCCGACCGGAATCGTTGAGCGTCATATCAATGCAATATTCTTGATATTTCAATAGCTTACGTCTTCCCCTTCGGGGAAGGCGGCGCGGCTAGGGTAGCGCCCGAAACGCCGGATTGTCCGCCCGGCCCGCCGCTCCGCGCAACGTCAAAAGGACGAGGGACCCCGAGGACGGGGACGGATCAATGAAACTCTACGTCGCGAACTGCTCTAGGCAGAATCACATCGTCAACTTCCAGCCGCCGGAGCGGGCGACCTACATCTCGCTCCCGATCGCCGCGGGCGCCCAGGCGCTCCTCGGCGACTACGGGACGGCGGCGATCGACGCTATCACGGCGCACCTCGCCTCGTTCGGCGCGCGCCCGATCAACGACGCGCTCAAGGACGAGGGCGTCGTCGCGCTCGCCTGGTCGACGGAGCGGCCCGCCTCGGCGGACGCCGTCTTCAAGATCGCGATGCGGAACCAGAACGTCCTCCGCGAGCGCGGGGTCGAGCTCCGGCGCCGGGCCGCGGTCGCGGCGAACAACGCCGTCGACAACGTCGGCGGGGTCCGCGAGTTCGAGATGACCATCCAGGAGGAGAACCCGGTCGCCGGCGAGAAGGCCGTAGACCAGGGCTACCGCGTTACCAAGAACGCGAGCTCGCCGCCCCCGGTCCCCGACGCGCCGCGGCGCCGCTCGCGCCGGGCGGCTTGACCGCCAAGCGGGACGCGCTCGAGAGGGCGCAGTCCCTAGCCTCCGAGGTCTCGGGCGGGCTCGCGCTCGCCCTCGCTTCCGGCAAACTGACGCGCCGGGTCGTCGACGACGCGGCGTCGAAGCTCGCCGAGGCGCTCGTTCAAATCCGCGCGGTCCGGGGAGAACCAGTATGATCCGCGTCAACCTCTTCGACTCCGACGGCGACCGCGTTCAGGCACGGTCGCTCTCCGATCCCTCCGCCGGTTACGCGCCGGCGACGATCGAGATTCCGGCGGCGTGCAAGCTCGTCAAGTTCGGCGAGCGCTGGTTCGTCCGCGAGAACGGCCGCTTCGTCGAGGCGGAGCCCTTCTCGCCCGACTGCTTCGACGCCGGGATTGTTTCTTGAGCCCTCCGACCCTCGCGGGATTTCAGGCTTGGGCGTTGCTCGCGATGGGCGTCGGCCCGTCGCAGCTCGACCCGTCCTCGCCCTTCTGGGGTTGGGCTTTTACCGTCGCGTCGGACCTCGTCAATCAGGCGCTCAACTGCGCCGACCCGACGACCTTCGCACTCGCGGTCTACAACCTCGCGGGCAGCAACCTGATCCGGTTCGCCCAGGACCCGAACGGCGCGCCGGTCGTCGCGAACTCGAACCCGCCGCTCCCGTTCTTCGCGAACGCGCGCTCGGTCTTGGGCATCAACAACTTCTCGCCCGGCGTTGTTCAGTCGACCTCTGACGAAAGTACATCGGCGTCGCTCCTCGTCCCGGAGCAGTTCAAGAACCTGACGATTGGCGATCTTCAGAACCTCAAGG